AACCTCAACCTCAATCTGAACCTCAACCTCAACCTCAACCTCAATCAGAACACGAACTTGAGATTCAATCTGAACCGGAACCGGAAATTAAGCCTGAAACAATAAATAATATGGAATTAACTTCAGATACACAGGGTATACAAAATAAGATTGGCGTAGAACCAAGTGACCCAGATTCTAAAGAATATAATCAATATCTATCTAATAAAGAAAAACTCGAATATGAAGATGATGATAACTCATATGACTTCCTTTATCCACAATTAAATGACCCAAATTTCAACACCAAAATAGCTCTAAGAAAAGAATTTAATGACACACGTTTTGACGGTAAAGTTAGAGATATAAAAAAACAAGCGGAAATACTATGTAAAGCTGACTTTGAATTATTACCACATCAAATGTTCGTCAAAAATTTTCTTTCATTACAAACGCCATACAACTCTCTTTTATTATATCACGGGTTGGGAACTGGTAAAACTTGCAGTGCTATCGGAATTGCCGAAGAGATGCGTATTTTTATGAAACAAGTTGGAGTAAAACAAAAAATACTAATCGTCGCGTCACCAAACGTTCAAAATAACTTTCGTCTTCAACTATTTGATGAACGAAAACTGAAATTAGATGGAGAACAATGGAATATAAACACGTGTGTTGGTAATTCTTTATTAAAGGAAATTAACCCTACAAATTTAAAGGGTATTTCCAAAGATAAAATAACATCACTTGTAAATTCTCTTATTAATAAGTATTATTCGTTTGTGGGTTACACCGAACTATCACATTATATACAAAATAAAACAGTCCCACCTGATAATGTTAACTACACCCAATCACAACGCAAGGAATATAAACAAAAAATGATACAGAAATATTTCGATAACCGTCTTATAATTATTGATGAGGTTCACAATATTCGTCAGGGTGACGACAATAAAGATAAGAAGAAAACATCAGCATTATTATTAAGTGTATGTAAATATGCCAATAATATGCGCCTTCTCTTGCTATCTGCTACCCCTATGTATAATAGCTATAAGGAAATAATATGGCTTACTAATATTATGAATGTGAATGATAACCGTAGCACCATAACAGAATCCGATATTTTCGATAAGAGTGGTAATTTTATTGAACCATCTACCAACAATAATGGTAATACGATAGAATGCGGTAAAGAATTGCTTATGCGTAAGTTGACCGGATATGTTTCATTTGTTCGTGGAGAAAACCCATATTCATTCCCTTATCGTATCTACCCTGAAACCTTCGATAATACGAGGGTATTAGATATTGAGAACTATCCAACTAAACAAATGAATAATCGCGAAATAAAAGAAACATTAAAACACATCCCCGTATATATGAATACACCTGGGGACTATCAATTAAAAGGGTATAATTATATTATTGAAAATATCAGAAACCTGTCGAATCTAAAAACCCAAGATGGTAATGATACCGAACAGCAAATACCTACATTTGAGAACATGGAATCGTTTGGATATACTTACTTAGAACGCCCACTACAATCGTTAGATATTGTATATCCAAATAAAGAATTTGATAAAATAATCAATGGAGAAACTTCCACAATGAATCAAGAAGATATTGTGAAACGAATAGTTGGTAAAAATGGGCTTACGAATATTATGACTTATAAAACAACCGACCAGGTACGTTACAATTTTCAATACAAACAAGAAACGTTAGACAAATATGGACGCATATTCAGTCCCAATGTCATTACAAATTATAGTGGTAAAATTTCCTCCATTTGTAATACAATTCTCAAATCTAAAGGTATTAGTATTGTGTATTCTCAATATATCGATGGTGGAGTTGTTCCTATTGCCCTCGCATTAGAAGAATTAGGCTTTACGCGATATGGAAGCGCAGCTTCTACAAAACCTTTATTTTCAGAACCTCCAACCGAACCTATTGATTCTATATCAATGAAACCAAAATCAAAGGTAAAGAACAAGTTTAAACAAGCAAAATACGTTATGATTACAGGAGACAAACTATTCTCACCAGACAATCTGGGTGATATTAAATATATTACAAATACAGACAATAAAAATGGTGAAAATGTTAAAGTTATTCTTATTACAAAAGCAGCCGCTGAAGGTCTGGATTTTAAAAACATCCGTCAAGTACACATTATGGAACCTTGGTACAATATGAACCGCCCCGAACAAATTATCGGCCGTGGTGTACGTAATCTAAGTCATTGTGATTTACCATTCGAAGAACGTAATGTAGAAATTTATTTACATGCTACCTACCCTATATCAGAACAACAAGACGAACCTGCTGACTTATATGTGTATCGTTTCGCTGAAAAAAAAGCCGAGTTAATCGGAAATGTATCACGTGTTATGAAAGAGATTTCTGTTGATTGCCAATTAAACATAGAACAGACCAATTTTACAATTGATAAGCTCACACAACTCGTTCAAAATCAAAATATTATGATAAGATTACCCAGCAATTCTAACACCGAAATACCGTTTCAAATTGGAGATAAACCATTTACAGCTGTATGTGACTATATGGATAATTGCGATTATAAATGCTACCCTAATAATGATATTAACAATCAAGATATTGTTAACCATACTTACAGTGAAGATTTTACACGTATCGGGTTCTCTGCTATCATTAAACGACTTCGAAATTTATTTAAAGAACAATTCTTTTACACACGCACTGACCTAATTAACTCCATCAACATAATCAAAAAATACCCAAAAGAACAAATTGATTTCGCGCTTACCAGATTTGTTAATAATAAAAATGAAGTAATAGTAGATAAATACGGAAGAAATGGATACTTAATTAACAAAGATAAATACTATATCTTTCAGCCTATGGAAATTACTGACGAATATGCGTCTTTAATTGAACGCTCCATACCTATCTCATTCAAACCAAAATCACTTGATTTGGAATTACCTATTAAACAAGATATTCAGAAAACAGATGACATAGTAGAACCTACATTAACTGATTATAAAACACTTATTCTATCGCTTACTGAAAATGTTATTAAAACAACTACCACTCAAAATATTAAGTCAGGAGATAATGACTGGTATAAACATTTCAGTACAGTTTCTAAAAATCTTATTGATAACAACTTCTCTCAGGACCAACTTGATAAATACGTTATACATCACTTTTTAGATTTGCTACCTATACAAGATAAAGTTACTATTATCAATCATGTATTCCAAGAAGATATTGATTTATCAAATGATGACAAGATTATTAAAGATTATTATAACAACTTTATCGCTGATAATAACACTATCATTTTGATTGATTCATTAAATAATAAGCAACCTTTTCAAATATACACTTTAAATACTGATAATACTCCTATATGGAATAAAGTAGAAAGCGACAATATTGGTAAGTATAAATCAAACTTAAGAAATTTCATTGTTACAGCAGAAAATGTAAATAAACCAATATTCGGGTTTATTGATAAAGACAATAAGAAAAATATTCTTTTTAAAACACGCACTATGACTGGAACACAGCGAAATATCAGTGGATTTAACTGTAATACTGCTGGTAAAAATGATGTTATCAAAAAACTTTACGACCTACCTATCACCTTAGATATTAATTATGATAAAATTAAAAAACAAGGGACGTGTATTATCTTTGAACTTATTTTCAGAAAACTTGATGAAGAAAGGTTTAACGGAAAACGATGGTTTTTTGATACTGTTATACGCAACAAAAATGTAGATACATTCATTGGAAAATCGCGAAAATAATTACTTCAATATATGAAAAATTGAAATTCCTATATTGAAACAAAACTACATAAAAGATAATATATTCATATATTAGTAACTATGGATAAACAGCAAAAAACGCAAGGTGTGTATTCTAATGAAATGCTGACTAGGAAAGTGTTTCTAACAATGGACCAAGTCGGTCAAAATATAAAACAGAATTTAGAACGAAGCATATCGCATTGTATTGAAGGTAAATGCACTCAAGATGGTTATATCAAACCCAATTCAGTCAGAGTTAATACCTATTCTGCTGGTGTTGTAAATAACGAAAAGATTGAGTTTCAAACTGTATTTGAATGTATGGTCTGTCATCCCGTAGAAGATATGGTTATCGATTGTAAGGTTAAGACACTTACAAAGGCTGGAATACACGGTGAGGTTATTGATAATGAAGGTAATATGCCGGTTACTGTATTCATCGCTAGAGATCATCATTTTACAAACAAAAAATTTGGAGCTATTGAAGAAAACAGTATCGTGACAACCAAAATTATTGGCATTCGGTTTGAATTAAATGACCCATTTATTTGTGCAATTGGTACATTGGATACTGGGGCTAATAATCAGTAATTACTGGTTACATTTACAAAATGTTTATTCATATTTAGAAATTTCTACCCATTATGTATATTAATACATAATGGTGAATTTTTTAATGTCAGGACGTGGAAAACCACGTAATACTAACGAACAAGCTAAGCGCATTGCCAATGAGAAGGCTGCTGCGGAGAAGGCCGCTGCTGAGAAGGCTGCTGCTGAGAAGGCTGCCGCTGAGAAGGCTGCCGCTGAGAAGGCTGCTGCTGAGAAGGCCGCTGCCGAGAAGGCCGCTGCCGAGAAGGCCGCCGCTGAGAAGGCCGCTGCTGAGAAGGCCGCCGCTGAGAAGGCCGCTGCTGAGAAGGCCGCTGCTGAGAAGGCTGCCGCTGAGAAATCTGCTGCTGAGAAAGCTGCTGCTGAGAAAGCTGCCGCTGAGAAGGCCGCTGCTGAGAAGGCTGCCGCTGAGAAAGCTGCTGCTGAGAAAGCTGCCGCTGAGAAAGCTGCCGCTGAGAAAGCTGCTGCTGAGAAGGCTGCTGTCGATGAAGAACACATCAAGATGGAGCCTGTAGAGTAATTTTGTTTTGTATATTTTTACTTAAAAAATTCCATAGTAAGTTCAACATACATTTACCGTAAGAATTTAGATTTAATAATGTAATATCTTGTAAAGTATCTCCATATGTTTTACTAGATATCAACTTTGCTAATTCAATAGCCAGTTTAACTTGTGTAAAGTGTTTCCAACCAAATCCTTTACTATCAAATACCCAACACCATTTTTGTCCGTTTAAAGAATCAAGTGTATCTTTATAATGCTTTATAATACCAACCGAATCATTGTATTTTATCGCTTTCGCAGGACAAGTATAATATACACTTATTCCGTCACGCTCTTCTATTTTAAAAAAGGAATGGCTATTCGGGAATTCATCACATATTTTACAAACAAAACTCATTTACATTTGTAAAATATAAAATTTGAGAAGAACAAACGACTCTAAAATTGAAATTATTGAATATATTTTATTGCAAGCATATATTACAACAATGAAACCAATAATTATTGAAGGATACAAAGGAGTTATGCCTCTTGATTTAACTGAGGTTGACACGAAATATCATAAAATTATGATCGCCCAACACGAAGAAGATATAAAAGAATATAATCGATATCAACAGAGTTTACCATCTCGTCTACAGTATGAAAATACAACAAAAAAGGCTAAGAATTTATTACAAAGCGACCAAGAATGGACGAAACGTATTTCTGATAAAAAAAGATTGGAAGAAACTACAAAATAACTACATCTTAGTTTGAATAGTTTTACGCGAATTGTTATTTGCAAATATGATATAAAGAGATGACATAAGACTATATATAAGATGCCGAAAGTTAAGATTGATTATTCCAATACTATATTTTACAAGATTTTGTGTAACGACACATCTGTAAATGACCTATATATAGGACATACTACTAACTTCGTCCAGAGAAAATACGCACACAAACAAGGCTGTATAAATCCAAAGTCCGTGAACTACAACTGTAAATTATACAACGTTATCCGAGACAATATGGGCTGGGATAATTGGACTATGGAAATTATTGCTTTCCATAATTGCGAGGATTTGATGGCAGCAAAGAAACAAGAGCAACAATATTTTGAAGAATATAAAGCAACATTAAACAGCATTGAGCCTTCTCCTACACGAAAACCAAAACGAGAAGTCGTAGCAAGGGCGAAAAGAGAAGTTTTATATTGTAATACGTGTAAAGTTTTTTTTGACACTCGGAAAGCACAAGCCGAACATAATAAACGACCTAGACATCTTAACTTAGAACACGAACAAGCAAATACATCTGAGGAAATTCCCAGAAAACCGGACAAGTTTTCTTGTGAAAAATGTGACTTCTCTTGTAATAAAAAGAGTAATTATGAATCTCATTTAACTACCGAAAAACATAACAAGATATATCGTGATACAAGTAAAATGCCTATGTATTCGTGTGATAAGTGTGGACAAGAATATAAATATCATTCTGGGTTGTGGAGGCATAAACAAACTTGTAACAACGTAAACCACAAAGATACCCCTAATTCATCTGAAGAACCACAACAAGATGACAAAACATTAATATTAGAGTTATTGAAGCAAAATAAAGAATTACACGAAATGGTTATAGAACTTGTGAAGAATGCGAGAACAAGCAACTAACAATAATACTATTAATTATTAAATAATTTTACGCTAAATAAACACAAAAAAGAAATGGCTACAAAATATAAAAATGGACATTTATAAAATGTCCAATTTTGATATGTGCAAGATAGTTTTGAAATATTACTTTTCCAAAATGACGAATGTGATGAAAATGCAGCATTTTTGGAATTATTTGTAAAATTCATGGTTGCATAAATAATTAAGTATATTAGAGACCGATGTATTTAGAGGTATTATTTGTCACTATAATATATAGTGACATTCATGACAAATCTACCCCAAAAAACCCCATTACATTTTTCATGTGAAACTTGTAAGTTTGTATGCTGTAATAAAAAAGACTATAATCGTCATTTACATACAGCAAAACATATAAAAATGACAAATGATGACAAGAATACCTCCAATCTACTTATATTCGCATGTGAATGCGGAAAGCAATATAAATATAGACAAGGATTGCATTATCATAAAAAGACATGTAATAAACTAAACGAAGAATATTTGGAAGATACCAAAGAGATACAACCCCAACAAATTGACGCAACATTGATTGTTGAGTTATTAAAGCAAAATAAAGAACTTCATGAAATGGTAATAGGACTTGCGAAGAACGCTGGAAACACAACGAATAACAATACAATCAATAATACTACTAATAATAACAAATTCAACTTAAATGTGTTTCTAAACGAGACGTGTAAAGATGCTATAAATTTGAACGATTTTATTCAATCAATCGAATTAACGATAGATGATTTTATTAACACCGGGGAATTAGGGTATGTAAAGGGAATATCCGATATTATGGTAGAACGTATACGTGATATGGAGCCACATGCGCGTCCAATCCACTGTACTGATTGGAAACGAGAAACGGTCTATGTAAAAGATTCGGATATATGGGCTAAGGAAGACGAACAGAAAACTCATATACGGAAGGCAGTCCGTATAGTAGCAAATAAGAACAAAGCACAGGTACATTCTTGGATAGCCGAAAATCCCCAATATGATGTATTGGATACACCTGAATGTGATAAATTCTTTGAATATTCAAAGGCATCGTTAGGAGGATATGGTAAAGAAGAAGATGAAAAGTTTGAAAAGAAGATAATCAATAATATCCTGAAAGAAACGGTTATCGATAAAAATATGATAGAGTAAATTGTTAAAAGTGTATAGAAAGAATATGTTGTATTATTACAGACTAACGAATGACAGATATAGAGTTAGAACCATTCTATGTTACGAATAGCAGTAGCGAAGATGCAGATACAGATACAACGTTCACAATATCTAGCAATTTCTCATCAAGTGAATCCGATATAGATGAAATATCGGTATCTTCATCTATATCTTGTAAAACTGAAGAAACTATGTTATTGTTTGATTCTTTCGACGAAGATGAAATCGCCGATATCATTGAAGATATTTACGACCAGTTTGAAGATAGCTATACCAACAATGTAATTAAAATGTCATCCCCCAAATTTTACAAGGATATGGTAAATAGTATAAGTATCAACTTGTGGATTGAATGGGAA